GTAGCAGTAAGAATAAATACTCCATATTCATTACATATATCTTTTAATTTAATTGAAATCATAAATAATACATTATCTTCTCTCAAACCTTTAATTCCAGTTTTTGAAGTTACTTCACTTAATATTTTCATTGATGTATGTAAGTAATCAAAGAATACATATCTAACATCCCACTCATGAATACCAAATTTAATTGTATTTTCAATATCTTTCATTGAAAAATCAGGAAGTTTCTTAATATATAACGGACATTTTTTAATAAGTTCAGCCGCATAAATAACACGTTCTAATTCTCCAATTTCATATGCATTATATATAATATGATTTTCATTTACATCAGATAAAAATGCTAACATCATAGTCTGTATTTCATCAACTTCTTGTTCTGTTGTTATAAACATAGTAGGTTCTTTAGTTCCATTTTCAACCCATTTACCTAAATCTGAATCATATATTTTATCACAAGCGATTGAACAAGCGTCTGCAATCATACTACGAGTTTTACCAACACCTGTTGCCGCAGACCTTAAATAGAATTTTTTTAATCTTGCTCCACGAGTTACTGTATTAATAAGAGGTCCATACATTGGATATCCAATTTCAGGTCGCTTTTGTAAACTCTCAATTAATTCTATCATTCTATCTCCAGCTTGGATAAAATCTTCATTTGAGTCATCTACATATCTCATTCTTATTTCAGTTATTTTTTTATCTATTAAATCTGCTATACTATCAAGAGATGAATTATCTAACCAATCTTCTTGAGCTTGTTTCTTCTTTACATCTAATATATTATTAATATCATATAGTCAAGATAAATCCATTCCCGCGTTACTATACATACGTAACAAAGTCATTTTTTTAACTCTTTGATAATAATAATCAAAAGTAGATAATTGAATATTTTCTGTTATTTTTTGTAAATATTCTGCACCTTTATAAGTTTTATAAGTTGCTAAACTTTTAGGTCTATCTTTTAAATAATCTTCTATTGTATTAATATTAACTTCTTTTGCTCCAAGAGCATGAAGGTTATATATAGAACCAAACAATATTTTATGAAATTCTTCAGTAAAATCGTCTTCATTGAAAAAGTATCTTTCATCATCTAATAAAGAAGGATTTTGATAGATGCATCCTATTACTTGAATAGTTGCTGATAAATCTACATATTTCGCCATTTATTACCCTCCTAATCTTCATCATCATCTATCTTAAATAATTTTGTTGGATTAGTATAAACACGCGGAGATGCTATTTCTACTTCTTCAACTTTTGGTTTATATTCTCCAATATTATCATTAACTAACTTTGCTAAATATAGTGTATAATAATATTTTTCGGCATCATCATAAACATATGGAACTATTCCAATACCATCTTTAGCCAACTCAGTTGTATGACCTTGAATTTCATATCACCAGTATAAAGTTTTTAACATACCTGAATAGCTATATCCATATTCTTCTCTAAAATCTTTTATTTGTTTTCTTGTTTTTGCATTTATAGTATTAATTTTAAATAATTTTTTTATGTAAGTTTCTAAATTACTATAATCTTTTTCATCTTGTGGAATTGTTGCTTCAACTTTTTCAGCGCAAGCTTTATGCGCATATCGTCTAGAACTAACTTCTATAGCTGGCTCTAAATCTCTATCAAAGCGAATTCCGCAATATTTACAAGTAACAAAATGTGCCATACTCTATACACCTTCTTTTCTTCTTTATTATATTATATCATAATTTTAAATAAAAATCAAAAAAGAGAAGATATGGTCATGTCTAGATATCTTCTCTTTTTCACTCCTCTTTATATTTATTTTATTAAATCTTCTAAGTCAATTACTATTAAGTTAAGCATTTCAACTTGGTCTCTTGTACATTGACTAGCTTTTTTACCTTTACCAAGATATCTTTCTGTAACCTGAGTAATCTTAGGAGTCCATATTTCTTCCATCTCTTTATCAGTATGAGAGTTAATAATCTTAGTAACGATTGCTTCAAATTTTGCTTTTACTGTATCAAAATCCAATTCTTCTACTTTAAATTCATTTTTTTTATCAGTTACTGCATCAGATCCCTTTTCTTTAGCCACTACATCAATAGCATCATTTAATGCTTTAACAAGTGAATTATAATCTGCGGGAACTTCTTCTGCAATATACTTAAAACGACAACCACACATTACTGAGCCATCTTGAGAACGAAGTCTGATTTTTCTTGTCGAAACTCCATCTGTTGTATCAGCATACATATATCCATATATATCTGCCATATTTTCAATAATTCTATTATAAGTGTCTGATACAGATGGTCTAATAATTGAATATTCAGTTCCATCAGTCTTTTTGAAACTACCTTCTTTATAATGAGCAATAAAGTAAACTGCATATCCTAATTGAGCAATAGATCTAAATACATCTTCAAATTCCTTTTTAAGTAAAGTCCAACCTTGACCATAAGGAATTTCACCTAATGCATTAACTCCATTTTGTCCGCATATATATTTTTCACAATAGATTGCGGCAACATCTACTGTATCTATAATAATTGTTGAAAAACTTTCTTTGTTTTCAGGTTTTTTTAATTCTCTTACTACTTGTTTAACTTCAGACCAAGATGTAATATCTTGAGCAAGAATTCCTTCTATTGCATTGTATCCACGTTCAAAAGCAAGTAATAATGGTTTAGGCATTTGCGCGCCTAATGTAGTTTTACCAATTTTTGGAGCCCCATATATATAAGTAATATATCCACTTAAATCTCTACTAATTTTATGAGGTGTTAATTTTTGTAAATCTATAGCCATATTTTATATCTCCTTTTTTATTTTATTTATATATATGAAATATGGAGGAGGCTAAGCTCCTCCATTATAGAGTTTTATTAAAAATTAAATGTTCCTTTAGCTGCTGTAACAGTATATGTTGTTGTAGTTGTTGTTGCAGGAGCAGAACCATTTCCGCTTTCTCTTTGAGCTCTATATTCTTCACTACGTTTCTTTGTATCAGCTAACATTAATTCTCTATCTTGCATAGCTTTTTGAACTTCTGCAGTAGTTAATACAGTTTCATCTTCAAAATCATAAGGTACTTTTGATGTTCCTGTAATTATCCATTCTTTAATTTTTCTTTCAAAAGTTCTAACTGCTTCTTCTCCAAATGCAGTTTCTTCTTTAACTTCATTTGCTATTGAACCACAATTAATTCTACCCCATACTTTTGTGAATACTGGCTCATTTTGAGATGCATTTAAATCTTCAAAATATCCCATTCCTTCAGCATTTCTTACAATAAAATCAACTGGTAATAAAGCATTTCTAAAATTAAAGATTGCTCCTTTTACTATTACATAATCTTCATTTATATTTTTATCTGGATCGGCGTCAACTCTTGTTACATTTGTAATTAACATATCAACTGTAAATGTATTTCTTTCATTTTCTGGACCTAAGTCAGATACTATTGAAACAAATCCACCTTCATTAACTTTTGTTGATACTAACCTATCATCTTGTGTATAAAAATCATTTAATGCTAAAGCAGTGTCAATTCTAACTTTTAATGCATCATCTTTTCCATCTGTAACCCAAGTTTTTCCACCATTAATAATTCTATCTAAATTTGTATAAGTTGCATTTTTATTTCCTGAATTTGTTGTTTCTACAACATATGTAAAGTGTACTGGGATTACTACTAGTCCTTCTTCATCAACAGCAACTTCAATATTTCCTGAGATAAACTCTTTACCAAAATTTTGAGATGCTTGATTTTGTACAGTTTTCTTTACTAAATTATGTTGATAAATTCTTCCTTCAATTCTTTCTGTGTTAATCATTTTTTTCATTTTATTATTTCTCCTTTTCTAATTCTTTCTTTTTTATTTAATTTCTTTTTTTCATAGATATATTTATTATATCAAAAATTTTTTTAATTGTCAATATGAGTCTCTTTACCCAATGTTGTTAACTCATATATAACTGGATTAGTAGCTTGTTTGCGGCAATAACCTTCATTAAGTAATTTTTTCATAGCTCCCGAAACAGAACGTGGGGGCATAAATAATAATTCTCCTAATTGTTTAGAACTAAAAGTTTTATATACTTCTTGATTTTTTTGCATACAAATAAGTATTTTTTTACCATTTTCAGTAAAAGTGTTTTGAGTTTTTTCTTTTAATTCATTATAAAAATCCATTGCCGCAGGACTAAAATATTTAGAGAATTGTTCTAGTTCTTGTAAAAATTCATTTATTGTCATATTTTACCCTCCCATATTTTATTTTTGTTTTACATAACGATAATGACTTCTTGATATTTCATTACAAATATGAAGTTTAAATGCATCATCAGAAGAAAACCACCACTCATTTTTACTATGTTTATCATATTGAGTTTCTGTAATATTTATTTTTTCTACTAATAGAGTTTTCATATTATTTTGTATAGTTGTTAATAAAGCGTTTTTGCTATAAAATGTTGATTCATTATCTTCTTCAATTGGTTTTTGGAATATAGTATCTGTAAACATAAAAGTTGCATCTGCATAGCAATATCTTTTATGTCCAGCCATATAAACTAAAAAACTTTCTTTATGAACAGAACCTATATTAAAAGTGTAAATAGGAGTTCTAGATATTTGAATTGAATTCATAATTGTCATAGCTGCTTCTAAACTTCCTCCAATAGAATTAATATATATTTTAATAGGTTCTCTATCTGCTAATGACACACAAAATTCATTATCTATTGTATTTCAAAATCTAATATAAGAGTCAATAGATTCAGCTACTTGTGGTGTTAAAGTGTCTAATTGCAATTCTCTATTTCCAATTTTTGTATATTTAGAAATATCTTCAAGAGAATCAATATATTGCTTATTTTTATTTGCTTTTTTTAATAAAGATAACCACATATTTTTACTCCTTTCATTTTCTAATTATATTATATCATTTTTTATTTATTAAATCAAATTAAAGTTTTTTATTCCCCCTATTACTATTATATCCATAATCATACGAATTGTATAAATTAATGTAAAAAGCTTCCTTCTCATCTAAGTCTGTGACTGCACATTCTTCAAGCATTTCAAAAGTAAAATTATCAATGCCCTCTTTATACATAGCCTGATATAATTTATTGTTTGCGGGGGTGTCTATTCCAAGTCCACATTTCATATGGTCACGCCAACGCTCTCTAATTTTTTTGGCTTGTCCTATGTAGCATAGTGTATTTGTTTTATTAGTAATTTTATATACTCCACATTTTTCTTCTGTTCCTAATACGCGTGAAGCTAATTCATTTGCTTTTTTAGAATAATATGCTTGCCATATAATCATGCGGATGGGCCTAGGATCACGAAGCTCATTTTCAATAGATTGAAGTATTTTTACTTCTCTTTTATCAACATCATCAATAGATAAAGAATAGTATTCCGCTTTTTGTTGTATTTCTTCTTCTTTTAATTGTGCTTGAATTGCGGCGGCACGGGTTGCGGAGATTTTATCTAGATCTGCGCGAATTTGATCGATTTCCGCATTAACTTTATTTTGAATATTTCCATAGCTATCATTTAATAATTTAATTGCCTCTTGATATTCTTTTTCTTTTAATTCATATTCTTTATCTAAAGTATCCATATAATTTTCAAAGGCTTTTCTGGATACTTGTTCAGAATTCTCTATTGATTGTTGCACTTTATCTAAAATATTTTGTTTATTTTCAATCTCTTTTTGTATAAAATCTTTTTTCTCGTTTAAATATTTATTTTCATTTTCTATTTTTTCATTTTCTTTTTTAATATTTTCATTTATTTCATCTATTTCTTTTGTTTTGTTTTTTTCTTTATAATATAAATAAAATAGTAAACAAGAAATACATAATAATAAAAATATTATATAGTACATTTACATCACCTTTAAAAACTAAAAAAGCAGAGAATACCTCCTCCACTTTTCCTTATTATTTTATTAAAAATTATTCAGCTTTTGTTTCTTCAGCATCTGGATTAAAAACTTTTCCTTCGTCAGTTAATCTAATAAATTTAACTGATTTATGGCTTCCATCTTCTAATTCGATTTCAGCAGGAATTCTTTCCATTAATCCTTTTCTTTGGAATGCAGATGTAACGATACCATTAACTTGTTTAGTATCTAATCCTGTTCCTTCTGCGATATCAGCTGCAGTAATATTCTTACCGTCGTTAGCTTTTACAAATTCATAAACTGTTCTACTATTTGGTTTTAACATAATTCTTTCTCTCCTTTTTCTTATTCTATTTTGATGTTTTTCATCTTTTTTATTTTACATATATATTATATCATAAAAATTTTACTTTGTCAAAAAATTTTCACTTGTTATATATGCATCTATAGCGAGCATTTCTTCTAATGAAAGAGATTGAATAAGTTGCTCTATCTTACTCATATTTTCTTGAACGTTATTTCCGAGTTGGCATTCTTTTTCATATTTAATTATTTGTTCCGCTAACTCTTTTAGTTTTTTCTCATCTTTCATATATATATTATAACAAAAAATTTTTTATAAATCAAACATACTCATGAAAGTTTGCTCATCAATAATCTGCTTGCCTAGTTCTTTTGCTCTTAAATTTTTGCTAGATGTTGAATTAATATCGTTATTAATTAGATAATCCATGTTTGCAGAAACTGAACCTACAACTTTTCCGCCTAAAGATGTTATAAAACTAGATAATTCATCTCTATTTTTCCATTGTTTGATTTTTCCGGTTACACAAAATGTAAGACCTTCTAATTTTTGTTGTTTCCTTTCTTCTTTTTTATTATTTATAGTTAAAAATT